GGGAATTCGTGCTAACGCACAAAGTAAAACTTTACGTCTTGCCCACCTCCGCGCAAAGCGGAGATGAGTCAAGTTCAAATCTACTTTGGCGCGTCCTGTTCGTAAGAACCCCTAGTGGCCGTATCACTAAGCACCATCTTGTGGTGGGTGGAAAATTGGAGAGTTAAACTCCTCTCCTGAGTCCCGCGTGGGATTCTACGTGTACGAGCGAGTGTACACGATAGGGACGTTGATGAAGAAAACGACATCAAAGTCCGGTCCTGTCCCATAAAAGACATCAACAGCGTTGAGTGAATCACTCATACTTGTATTGGACCCCTGTGCGAGCACCGAAAGCTCCCACCAATCATTGTTGGCACCTGAGAAACTATCGGTGTTGTTGTACGTGGTATACATGTCAGCTATCATGAAACCAGCGTTGTTGTAGTACGGTAAGTTGGCCGTAATACTGGTGTTGGTACGTGTGTTTGTCATTGACTTACCTGAGGTACCGGGACGCATCTGGTTGAAGAACTGGGCTGCGTAGTTGGTGGTGGATGTCGAATAATCCTGTGTCTGTCTATAAGGAATCCTCTGTCCAGCTGAAAGACCCGCCCCATCGGGCACGCGGTCAATCGCCAGATAATCGACATATCCTGAGTTGCTTGCTCCTGGACCCAACCGAACATTTGCTGTGATGTTGACGGAACCTTTGTACCCAATAAAACAGTTCGTTAACCAAGTGATCGGATGTTGCGGGCACACGTTTGCCTTCTGGGAGGCGGCCGAGATGAGGACGTTCTCGATACCGTTGTTCCAAACACCGGGATTAACGGGAAGTCGCTTCAAAGGTATGATCTGTCGTGAATAGAAATCCCCTTTGAGACCAAACCCATACGCCTTAGCCAGAGAGGAGCGATGTAGGTAGCTACGCAGACTGTTGAGCTTCTCACCAAACACCTCCTTGTATACCATCGGAGATACCAAAGCTGCCTCGCTCTCAGCTTCCAGGGAGTCTTCCTCGTACACGATAGCTGACTGCGCGACACCCACACTCAAGGAACTGAGGGTAGTGAAAGCAGTACCGTTCGGAGAATAGAGATTGCGCGGTCCGGCGAACTCAATGTCAGGCCCTCCCTTCATGAAGATGAGGAGGGTCACGTCGGATGTAGCCTCAGGTGCTGTCAATCTGTTGAGCACTCGGATGTTGAAAACTCCGTTCGTGAGACCTTGCGCGATCGTTGTCGTAGGAGATACTCCTGTGTCCCACATCACACTCGAACCTGGACCTACCGTCGTCGTACTTAGGAACTGCTGGGGTTGAACGTAAGGCACTCTGAAAGTAACCTCATCGGTCTCATCCAAGTCCATGATCGTACTCATTGTATTGGTGTTGCCCAGAGTGGCTCCCTGAGCCAAAGAACTAGCATTCCTGTCCCAAGAAAGCTGAATTCTCCCTCGGTGGTACTTCGAGCGTATCATCTTCACAGTGATCTCAATGGAACCACGCCAATATTGCATCATCTGAGCTAGATAGCCCATCGGCAAGAAAGCCTGCGCTGTGGTTCCATTGGTTTGCCATTGATTAGGCGTTACAAAAGAAGAGAAGAGGATGTCACCGGGGACGCTGGTGGTGGTCCACAGGGATCCTACCAAGAAGGATTGGCGCCCTGCAAAACGTGAGACCACGAGCTCGTCGTGACTCTGGCCTCCATGCTGAACACTGCCGACGGACGTCTCCTGCTTGGGCTCCAGTGAGAGCTTCTGAATAGGAACAGATGTCTCAGTGGAGGCCAGTGTAAATGGGACTTGCATGACGGGATTCACATCACTAATGTTGGGAACGTTGGTGAAACCAAAAATGCTCGCTGCGGCACCGATCTTGTTCGCCATTTCGCTAGTCGCAGTAGCAAAGGGACCAATGATAGGCACCTCCGACAAGCTGCCCGCCGCTGCTGCCACCACAGACGCTGTGGACGAGATGGGACCGTCCTTCTTATACTCGATATTGGACTGTGAAACTGGCAGGTTGGTGGGACCTGCGAGTTCGATGTCTTCCATCCACGCGAACACCTGGATGTCAACCGCTGAGCCGGTGACACCATTGGCGCTACGTAGAGGCGAATAAACCACCATGTCGATCTTACCCAGATTTGTGTAAGTCACGGCAGTTGTCTCCGCGAAAGGATATGGGTACAGAAAGGGGACAACCATGTCAGCAGTCGACATGTTCTGAACATTGAGCCAAACATGGGGCTTCTGAGAATGAGCCACGAGCGCCAAATTGACAATCGAACCGGCTGTGTCTGTTCTCACTCCGCTCAATGGTGTGTACGCTGCCATAAGACCCCCGTAGTAAAACGGAGACCCGTTGACAGTGAACTTGAGATGGAGGTTGCCACGGAACAATCCGAAACCGCTCATCTTCTCCTTATAGGACGCATTGGCAAGGAAAGCGTTCCATGGATTGAGTGTGGCTTGGACTCCCGTGCTCATTGCTTCCGTCCAAGTGAACGTCGAGATAAGCCGCGGACGGGAAAAGTACTCGCCCAGAGTGTTGTGAGTGCTCATCTTAGTTGCTATCGATGATCTTTGAGCTCTCATATCTACACTCTTTGTGGTTGGTTCAGCTGGGAAGGCATAGAGCTGCTGCGTGTCTGAAGTGGACTCGTACTGCACGTCGGCTTGAGCCACAGGCGCGCACTGCCACTGTTGCTTCTTCTTACGACGTCGTTCCTTGCTAAACTGTTTGTTGATGGCTTTCGCAATCACTGTGGAGGCCATTTCTCCATGCACAGTGTTGGTGGTGTGTGTTGTTTGTGTTTGTTGCTTGCTGAGATACTTGGTTTCGATGCTGTCGCTTTTCTCCTTACGACGACACCTAGTACGCTTGTTGGGAGACAACCGGATCCCTGCTCCTCGGAGCTCTTCGGAGTCGTCCTCCATGGTGGTCGATCCCCAACAGTCCACTCTCCACGAACTCTGCGCGTGCGGTACAGAGATGTGGCAGTCACTACTGTCGGGGTCCTGCGCTGTTTCGGAGCTTGCTCCGGGTTCCGCAGGTGGAACCCATCCTCGTTCTCTAGCGTAGTTGGGTGACGCTGTCATAAAACGGGAAAACAATGTGTCCCAACTCGGTGGGGGGAACATTTGGCATCTCGCCTCTAACTCGGGTGACTTTGGGATCTCGCGAATGATTCGCATGATCTTCTCATAAAATTCTCTTCCGTGATAAAAGGCCTCAGAGGCTGCTGCGCACATCGACATAGAGAGTTGCTCCTCTGGCGATGTCGTCTTAGATCGCGTTGTGTACAGCAACATCTTGTAGATGGAGTCCTTCTCAAGGGGTGCTACTTTGAGACCAGGAAACGCTTCATGGTCCCTAAACGATCTTTTCAGGAAGGTCACTTCATCCCAGGAGATGAAGGGCCTACTCTCCGAACTTTTGTCCGCCATGGTATATTCGATCCCTATTTTAGAGAAGACAAACTGTATGTTCGTGTGGTTGTACCACGCGCACATCAGAGCCACCTTCGCCATAATGTCGTCGCCTAACACCCGGATGAACACATTGGTGAAGAAGTCATCCGCCCATTCAGCATAGGCTCGCCCAGGCTCAAAGTGATCACCTAGAACGATGAATGCGTACATGTGAAGCAATATGTTGCAAATGCTGTTGAAAAAGGTCGTGACTTGATGCCCAGAAACTTCGCCTCCGAGGAGGACGATCAGCGTTCCGAAGAAATCGATCGCTGCGGTGACATTATCCGAGAGAAGTGTGTCTAAAATCAACAACTGGACATCATCGAAACCACATTCTTTTGCTAAGTCAAGAAATATGTACTTCCCCCCGTTCTGGATGAGAATGGACAATATCTTGTCGAAGCCCCTGAAATCTCCAGCTAACCACTGGTCGCCAAAGAATCGCTTGGCTTCCTCGAACAGTTCGTTCCACGCTTCAGAATGGGTGTTGAGACCTACGGCGTGACGGAAGAGATTCCTACGTCTTACCATCACTCGAGTGAGCCCAAGCGTATACATTCTCATGACTGTCAAGAAGGGCAGCGGACACATGTAGAACCCACGGGTCTTTTTTGCTGCTCGCTTCGCTTGCGAAATCATCTCATCTTTGAGTTGTGCCGTGAAAATTGGATGAGAACGAACACCACGAGATGCTAACGAATGAATCCTTTCCACCTCCGCCATCACTTCTGGGGAGTATTCGCGATAGCGGTCCCACTCTTGGAAAGCTTCATCCTTCACCACATACGTCTTCTTAGAGCCTGGGAAGCCATGTCCTGCTGAGGTGGTGAACTTCTGGGCATCTACATTGGGAACCTCAGGAAATCCATTGACGGCCACTGAAACTGGGACAGGATGTCCGTCCTCACGATCTTCGTTGGTGAGATTTTGACGGATGTGCCTGGAGAAACCTTCACACGCTGCGCGGAAGATTGGTTCCCGCATGCTATGCGTGGGGTGTAGATATTCCTTCAGAATGTTCTGCTGTGGCTCCCAAGAACCCATATCGGGTCGTGTAAGACGGTCCTCAATCCGTAAGTCCATCTCTTTGCCCAGAGCCTGAACGTCCTTGGCGTAAGGTGTGTACTCTCCTGATGCTGTTGGTCGTGGTCGAAAGCCAGTCAGAGCGCCAAACGTCATGAGAGTGCCTTCTTCATAGTAATCGGTATACAACTTCACTTGACCAATGGGTTCGACCAGAACCGGTACTGCAGGCGTCAATTGCCCCACTTGCACCATGGGTTTGAAGTTGAAATCCGAATGGAAAATGGGCGCTGCAAAGGAAACCCCTTCTGGGGAATAGGCGCAATGAATTCCCGCCAACACTGGACCATAAGGAGTCTCCACGATGAGGGGCGCGCCACAGTCACC